GCATCGACGGGTGCTCGCCGTTAAGGGTCAAGGCGGACCCGGGATCCCGCTGATTCACAGGCTCACGCGCAAGAACAAGGAAAACGCGCTCGTGGTGATTCTGGGCGTCGATGACGGGAAAAGCCGGATTTATTCCGCCCTGCGAGTGCAGGAACCCGGCCCGAAATATTGCCACTTTCCAGACGATGATAGCCGCGGCTATGATCGTTTTTATTTTCAGGGGCTCTTGTCCGAGAAGCTGGTCCTGAGGAAAAAGAACGGCGTGACGCGGCACGTCTGGGAAAAGATTTCTTCCAGCGCGCGCAACGAGGCGTTGGATTGCCGAAACTATGCGCTTGCGGCGAAGGAGATCCTGAACCCGAATTACGACGCGCTTGAGCAGCGGCTCAAGGGGACGGAAGAGGCAAGCAAACCGACGGCACCGAAGTCAAAGGCGGCGGCAGCCAAGCGCCTCGTCAAAAAATCGAATGTCTGGTAGGTGTTGGCCGTGAGGCGTGAGGAAATTATCGCTCGGCTGGAGAAGGTGAAGCAGCGCCTGGAAATGTACTATCAGGCTGAAGCCGCGATCCTGAACGGCGCTCAGGAGTATCGCATCGGCAGTCGGTCGCTTAAACGCGGCGACCTGCAAAACATTCGGGAGGAAATAGCCGCGCTTGAAAAGCAGCGGGATCAGCTGGAAACAGCGCTGGCCACCTGCACGAATCCGAACCGAAGGAAAGCGTTCCGGGTTCTGTACCGGGACCTCTGAAAGGGGTGATGTAAATTGTGAACTTCATCGACAAAGCGATAGGTTGGTTCTCTCCGGAAAAAGCTTTGCGGCGTGAATATGCGCGCGCGAGGCTTTCGTTGTTGCGTCGGTTCACCAACAGCGGGTATTCGCACAGCGGGGCCAGCCGCCGGAAGAAATCTATGCAGGGATGGGACAGCTCGAGTCGTAGCCCGCAAGAGGACATTGGCAGTAACCTGCGATTGCTCCGTGAACGGTCCAGGGACCTGTACATGTCCGGCGGTATTGCAACCGGGGCGATCAAGAAAAACCAGTCCAACATCATCGGTTCCGGGCTCACGCTGAAATGCCAGCTCAATTACCGGATGCTCGGCCTCACACCGGAGCAGGCGAAGGAGTGGGAGGAGCGCACCGAATTCGAATTCAACCTGTGGGCGCTCTCCAAGATCGACAACACGGGGCTGCTGGACTTTTATGACACCCAGCGGGTCATGCTGACCGGTTGGCTACTGAACGGCGACTCGCTCGCCGTGGTGAAGTACGCGGACGCTCCGGAACGTCTCAATCCGTACCGGCTTCGGCTCCATTTGATCGAGGCCGACAGGCTATGCAACCCGGAATCCACTTCCGGTTACTCACCACTCCTGAGCATCGACGGCTACGACTTCACCAGCTATCAGGAACTGCCGAATGGAGGAGCCATCCGGAACGGCGTGGAGACAGATGCCACCGGGAAGGTCGTTGCGTACTGGATCTGTAACAAATACCCGAATAGTTTGCTTCCGATAAACCGGCCGACGGAGTGGGTCCGGGTGGAGGCGAACAACAGGGTAACCGGACTGCCGAATGTCCTTTTCGTCGTGGATCCAGAGCGCGCGGAGCAATATCGCGGAGTGCCGTATCTCGCTCCGGTGATCGAGCAGATCAAGCAGCTGAATCGGTACACGGAGGCGGAGATCGCGGCGGCGATCGTCAACAGCTTTTTCACGGCGTTCATCACGACGAGCGGCCAGACCAACGACATCCCGTTCACCGATTCCATCCCGGAGGATCAGCAAGTGAACCTGCCGGTTGAGGAGCGTCTGGCCAGCTACGAAATGGGGCCCGGCACGATTAACGTCCTCGGTCAAGGCGAAGACGTAAAGTTCGGCGACCCGAAGCATCCGACGGCGGGGTTCGAAACCTTTACAAAGGCGATGGCCCAGCTGGCCGGCGCATCGCTGGACATGCCTTACGAGGTGTTGCTGGGAGTGTTTAACTCCAGTTACAGCGCGAGCCGCGCCGCTCTGCTTCAGGCATGGCGGGCTTTCCGGGATCGTCGCGACTGGTTCGCCTACGGATTCTGTCAGCCAGTTTACGAGATGTGGCTGTTTGAGGCCGTGGCCACGGGACGCATCCAGGCGCCCGGTTTTTTCACCGATCCGATTCGGCGAAAACTCTGGAGCCAAGCGATTTGGATCGGTCCGAGCCCTGGGCAAATCGACCCGATCAAAGAGGTTCAGGCGGCAATCATGCGGATCGCTCACGGTTTCAGCACGCACGAAAAAGAAACAAGCGAGCTGACAGGACTGGACTGGGACACCAACGTGGATGTGCTGCGGCGTGAATGGGAAGCGCGGCAAGGATTGCCGCAACCAAACGTAACGATATCTTCCCGTGAAGGAGGTGAGAACCGAAATGCCGACCAGGATTGATATCAGGGGCTACATCGTTTCGAACGACGACCAGTGGATTTACGACTGGCTCGAGCTCGAATCCACATCGCCAGCCCAGGTGATGCGCGCATTGGAGGAAGCCGGCGGCGATGATTTGGAGGTTTACATCAACTCCCCGGGTGGGGATGTCTATTCGGGGTCCGAGATTTACACAGCCCTGAAAGAATACCGGGGGAACGTGACCGTAAAAATCGTTGGCATCGCTGCCTCCGCTGCGTCCGTTATCGCCATGGCCGGAAAGAAGGTCATGATCAGCCCAACCGCCCAGATCATGATCCATAACGTATCGTCGGTCAGCATTGGCGACTACCGTGCCCATGCGCACGAGTCGGATGTGCTCAAGAACTGGAACAAATCCATCGCCAACGCCTACCGGCTCAAAAGCGGCTTGAGCGAAGCTGAGCTGCTTAAGCTGATGAATCAGGAGACGTGGCTCAACGCTCAGGAGGCGTTGGAGAAAGGGTTTGTCGATGAAATCATGTTTGACGAGGGCGAAACGCTTAAACTTGCTGCATCATCTATTCAGGTGTTGCCGCGGCAAGTCATTGACAAGATCCGAAACGAATTGCTGAAGAAGAAAGGAGAAGTGAACAACGTGAACCTCAATGGAAATCAAGCGCAGCCCACGCAAGCGCCCGCACAGCAACCTGTACAAAACGCAGTTTCTGGGGCACCGCAAGCGGCAGCTGGTAATCCGCAGCCGGCCTCCGGGGCGCCGACTGTCGATCCGGTCGCCCAGGAACGCGAACGGCTGCGGGCGATCGACGAGATTGCCGCAAACATCGATCCGGAGCTGGTCAAAGAAGCGAAGTACGGCCCCAATCCGATGACGGCTGAACAACTCGCCTTCCGCGCGATGAAGGAGGGCAAAATCATCAATTCCGGCCTGTTTGATCAAGCGGTGGCCGCAAACAAAGCCGCCGGGACCGACGGCGTGCAGGCAAGCGCCCTGCCGCAAAACTCCGAAAAGGAATACGACCTCAACAACCTCAAAGACGTGAATGCCATCTTTGCCGCATTCGCGGCTACTTCGCAGGCCCATCGGCCGCAGAACATCAGAAGGGGGTAATCGACCATGGCGAACATTTCGACTGAATTTGGCAGCGTGGAAAACCGTACGCTCTTCGCCGGTACGGAAGTCGCCGCGTTGACATCCTCGGTGACGCTTGCCGGCGGTCAGGGCGTGCTCAAAAAGGGCGCCGTCCTTGGGAAGGTGACCGCGGACGGGAAATACAAGCTCGTCGACAAGAACGCAGCGGACGGCAGCCAGATCGCATCTGTGGTACTGGCCGAAGACGTGGATACCTCGACCGGGGATCAACCGGCTGTCGTGTACACCCAGGGCATTTTCAACTACGATGTCCTGTACGTGGCCGCCGGTGACACGGTCGAGGCTCACAAAGAGGAGTTGCGCGCCGGCAATATCTACTACAAGACCGATTTCTGATAAGGGGTGGGACTGAATGAAAATCAGACAAAGTGTTGTCGCGAATCACATCCGCAATCGTTTCACGCGTCCCGTAAACGCGGCATCCGTGCAAGGCGGCGACGCCAACATCTACACGCCGCAGTCCACGGCACGGCCGGTTGTCAAACGGATGCCGGTCACCACGTTCCTGCGGGACACGTTTTTTCCGGGATTTCAAACGTTCCCGAC